CAAATCTTGCGAGCTATTGGACAAATCTTGCGAGCTATTGGACAAATAACCCAAATCCTTCGCTTCTACTTGGAAAGCAATGGGATTTTCGCTGGATCGTATCGTGGCATTATTGGTAGCAATATCCATAGTTACTAGTGTATAGGTGGTGGGCATAGTAGATTTGTCATACTTTTCGGGATCTAATAATTTAATCTGATCTCCTATATTGAGTAATTGTAATATACTAGGACCAGCGTTTACTAGAGGCGCTGTTACCTGACTTGTTGGTACATAAGCTAATAAATTAACATCAACTACCATTGAAGGGCTAGGTCCCTCATTGTTAATATTAACCATTGATCCATCGGGTAAAACATATGTAACAGTATAAACGTCATCTCTTACTAGTTGATTGACTCTTATTTGCGAACCTGGTTTGATTTCTTCGCCATTAACAGTTTTAAACATATAAGTATTATCATTGGAAATAGTGATTGGTCCATTTTCAGTTATTTTTGTAAAAACAACTTTATTTGCGTCAATACTCTGAACAGTATAAATGGTATCTGCAAATTTAACTTTATCATTGGTCGCAAATGCTTTTCTCGGTTTGGACGATTGTATAAATTCTATCTCATCAACCTCCTTCATTTCCAAACCCTCTGTTTCATTATTCAAAACATATAACCCATCCTCGTCTGGACCCTGTTCAATAGTCCATATTAGATCACTTCCTTTAATTTTAACCCTTTGTTTTTCAACCTGTATTGGTGGCGAAGATGGTTTTTGCATTTGATATTCAGAAAATACACCAGGTACAGTTGGATCCGGCGGGAATCCTGTATCTGCTTGATAACTCCAATCTTCAAACAGTGGCGAGTCCGGCGTCTGCTCTTCAACAATTTCTCTATCCATAACAACGTTTTTATAAGCAGTATTATCTTCTACTAATTTTTTATTAGTTGTTTCCGCAACCTCATTTAAATTATTCAATCCAGTAAGTTTAACAATATTACTTTCTTTCATGGCTGTTAATTCATCAATGTTATCTGCGGTTATTAATCTCATTTGGACATTCATAGCTTGTAGCTCTTGGTACAATAGTTTAAATGCGTAAGGGACTTTTACTATAGAAAAATCGCGACCATACTTACTTACAGGGACGATATTTAAACCTCCTTCTAGATTTTCCGTAAATTGTAATGGACCATCTGTCATTGGACTTAAAAATATGTTACGGCTTTCGTTATATACTGCAATGGTTCCACTTTGATTGCATATCGCCATATAGTATTTATCACCTCTTTCCATCATAGAATCATATATAAAATGCGACATTCCGTGCGCCAATATGGCATCACGATCCATTTCTCCTATCCTTAAGCCACCGTTATTGGCTCTACCTTGAACAGTCTGTCGGGTAAGAACTGTTCTGGGTCCTCTTGCGCGATAATTAATTTTATCTTTTACCATATGTTTCAATCTTAAATAAAACGTTGGTCCGAAATAAATTTCTGTTTCTAATTGTTCACCAGTCATTCCGTTATACATAATTTCATTCCCGGTTGAATGATATCCGTTTTGTGTTAAAATAGACCCAAACTCTTTCTCTTTTGGTCCGACATTATTAAATGCTGTACAGTCGCCGGATGATCCATTTAAAACACATGCCTTTCCTATCAAAACCTCAACCAAATGACCAATTGTCATTCGCGATGGGAGAGCGTGAGGATTCACAATAATATCAGGTCTAATACCTTTATCATTATATGGCATATCCTTTTCTTCTAATATAATTCCAATAGTGCCTTTTTGTCCAGCTCTGGAACAAAATTTGTCTCCAATTGCTGGAATTCTATCGTGTCTGATTCTTATCTTAGCGAGTTTCCTTCCATTTTCAGTGGTTGTTAAAAATGATTTATCCACATAACCCAATTGACCTTTTTTAGGGGCAATTGAATTATCCACATAAACTTCATCGGATGATAAACTTTTAGTTGCTTTCCCAATGAGAATTGTTTTATCATTTACCTCGGAATTTTCTTTGATCAATCCAGATTGCAAATCCAATTGACTATAGTCATATCCGATTTTTAAACCTACTACATCATTTTTCTCAATATCCATAAATTCGCTAGAAATTTCTTTATTTGCAACCTTGGTTTCCTCTTCTTCCGACTCGTATACATTAAAATAAGTGGTTCTGAATAATCCTCTATCAAGTGCTGATTTATTTATGATGATTCCGTCTTCAACATTATATCCGGTATAGCACATAATAGCTACAATTGCATTTACGCCATACGGATGTTTATTTTTTGTAATGGGTGTATAATATCTACTTCTAACAATAGGAGTTTGTCCATAATTAAGTAAAATTGAGGATTTATCCAATCTATTTTGATAATTTGTATGAAACATGGATACGGCTTGTTTACTCTGACCGCAAGAAAACGCATTACGAGGATAAGGATTTGTAGATGGGAAAATAATCTGATTTGCCATCATACTCAATATTGCGGATGGATGGATCTCTTTGTGTGTAATTTTGTTTTTTATAAAGGTGTCTTTTTTCTGACTATATGATGCCAACATTACTCCTTCCATTTCCTGTGTGTCTAAATATTCAACAATTGCCATTGAATCAATGAGATCGGTCGAGCTCGTATACATATCATTTTTTTTATAGATCTTTTCATTTGAAATTTTAATGTCAATCTTCTTTTTGCCAGTACCAAGTACACATTCTTTCCAAGTTATATCTCCTGTAGATAATCTCTCCAAAATATCCCCTTTCTCATAACTTATTTCATCGCCAATTACATGTAATAACGGATGCAATGGTCTTCCTGCATCTGTTTGAATATATATTTCATTTCTCTTGATATTCCAACTTATACTTGTATATATGCTGAATAATCCATTTCGTCTATAAAGTAGTAATTTATTTTTCATTTCTAATGGTGTTATTGTCACTCCTACCCATGCTCCGTTAATAAAAATTTTGCTAGAGTTTGCCAAGTAGTTTAGTTTACACTCTTCTAACAATTGCATGTTTAATCCTTCTTGTCTTAGATATTCAATAAATGGGTAACCTGATATTCTTTTAGTGATGGTAGTTAGAATAGAAATATGTTTATGAAGTCCCACATTCCCTCCATCCGGAGAATGGATTGGGCATAAAATTCCCCATTGAGTACTATTAATAAAACGTGGACCAACTATTTTCGCACCGTCTGCTGCAATCGGTGTGTTGGTTTTTCTAAGTTGAGCAGCAGTCGAAAAAAACGATAATCTACTTAAATCTTGTAATACTCCTGGTTTTTTAGTATGGGCCTCTGACCCCCAATCTCCTTTAAATGCTCTTGTAAAGCCGGCTTCAGTAATTCTATTTCTGAAAATAATTGATTGATTATCCATTATTAATCGAATAAAATCTCTATTTTGATAACTTGAAGCGCTTTTTTTGACAGCATAGAAATATTCCTTATCCATCTGTAAAAATATATCTTTCTGCTGCAATGTATAATATTCTCTGAAAAGATCATAAATCAATGTCCCTGAAATTTCCAGCCTTTTATAAAGATAACTATCGCGATCCGTTGGTTTCTCTTCTCCGTGAGAAACCGAAAGGATTCTTTTAACAATATAACCCAAATAAAGGGCCTTTTGTGTAAAATTTAACTCGCCTATATGAGGTAAAAAATAAATCATCAAAATTTGCATAGCGTGTTCTAATGTCTTGCCTTTAGTAAGTGACGCAATGTATTTTAATGCTGCTTGTTGCGTGAATACTAAACCTGCATCATGGATAGATGGTCTTAAAGCTTCAATATAATGTGAATATCTTTCAATATCCAATAAACAGTATGTTATTATATCTTTATCCGATATTACGCCAAGTGCTCTCATTAAAATAAATAATGGAACCGGCTTTCTTACATTTGGTATGGAGATTACGATTTGGCCATTTGAAGACATGGGTTGCTCTTTTATCATCTTAACTGCCAGGGTTCTCATTGGTTTTGATGCATCTTCAGATACAGATCGAATCTTCGCTGAATAAGATGTCATATCATTTGCATCCTTTTGAATATAAAGTAAATTATCGGCGAACTTTTCTTGAGAAACGATGACTTTTTCTTTACCGTCAATAATAAAATATCCACCAGGATCATTCGGATCCTCCCCCATATTTTTTCTTACTTGAGGGGCCATCCCTTTTAAAATACAAAGATCCGATTGCATCATAATTGGAAATTTACCCATATAAATCTTATCAAGTGTGACGCTTTGTGTTTCAATAATGTGTTTATTCGATCCATCATTTTTTGGAATATAGAGAGTAAATTCAATTTCCACATCATAATGAATCGTAAATGAATAATTAAAATTTCGCAATCTTGCCTCATTTGGATACATTAGTTTATTCTCTCCATTTTCATCATAAATAACCGGTTTACCGTAATAGATTTTGGTACCATCTTTCCCGCCAATATAAAGTCTTGCATTATACTTGTACTCTTCAATATTTAATGTCTTTATGGGTCCATTGCCTTCGGCATTCTTCCACCTTTGTTCCAATTGTGTTTCGTTTTCATCTGAAAAAAATTCTTTCATTTCATCAAATGTAATCGGGAGAGATCTTCCGTTTGATAATGAATACCCTACATGTTTTGTTTCTTTATCTATTGTAATTCGCTCTTGATTCTTGAATAAATGTATCGGATTTTTCTCTTTTAAAAGTTGCGATAATCCGTTTTTAAAAAAGTCATTATAAGATTCTAAGTGATGATCTATTAAAAATGATGGATTGTCTTTAAAATAAAGATTCAGCAATTTCCATGAGACTGGATTAAAACTCATTCTATTATATCTTATGTTTATATTTTTAAAGAGTTTTTAACTAGAAAAGATTATTATTAAATTAATAATATTCTTATCTCATATTGGTTAATAATAATAACCCAATAATAACAAACATCAAAAGAAAAGGTAAAAGCACTAAAAACCATGATATATTAGCATATCCATATCTACAAAGCTGGTTAAGTAAAAAGGTCCAAACTATAACATATATAGCCTTAAATATAAAAAATATCATATTATGGTGCTCTAAAGGTACTGTATATCTACCTACAGTATATGTATTTGGTGATGAATAATTCTGCATTAATAATGCTAAAATACTTATTGTAGATAATATTAAATATAGTTGCGATGGCGTACATAATGAATTATACATTTTTGATAGTTGCTTCATTATATACATAGTAAAGATAACTTTTATGTTGCATGGTTATAACCAGCTTCAAACTTGGAGGCTTGGGCGGAACCATCTTCTATATATTGATGCATTGGTATATCGCCTGGCGTCAGTTGAACTGGTTTATTAATTGGTTGTCCAGCTGTATAATTGGTCATTGGTGGTTGATTTGTCCCACCAAATCCATTATATTGACTATACAAACTACCTACTACATTGCCTGCTTTAAAAAATACATCTCTGACATCAGTGCCTCCCGGAATTGATTCGACTACATCCGAAAGACCTCCTCCTCGATGACGACGACGTCTTCTATGTTTTCTGCTTTTACGCTTATGAGTTTTACGTTTCTTCCTTTTTCTTTTCATTTTTCTTTTCTTCGTGCGTCTTCTTCCACCCGATTGTTTTTGAGGATTGGTAGATGCGGGTGCCTTCATAACTCTATTATTTTTTGCATAATAATATTGTTGTTCAGATCCTCTGGTAGCAACTTTTGTGATACCAGGCGATGGAACAAGAACCGGTCCATTAGGAGGGCGCGCAACTGTAGGTGAAAAAGTTGCGGGTGTTAAAATCAAGTTTCCTGGACCGGAATATCCTCCTCTGTATTTCGTTCTTTTCCGTCTTCGTTTATTATGAGTCCGTCTCTTGTTAGCTTTTCTACGTTTGTGTTTTCGTGTGCTTCGTTTTCTCCGTCTTCTCATTAAACTATTCTTACGCATATATATATTTGTAAGATATTTATTCAATATCAACATGCGTAAGATATTTATTCAATATCAACATGCGTCAACATATGTCTCCTACAACATATTCTGTTTAATCCTAAACTATCTAAAACAATCCCTTCTGGAGTTTTTTCCGCAAAATCTTTTGTTAAATAAACTACTTTATCGGGATCTTGATCTTTGTCTAATTTCATCTTTCTTACCTCTCTCGTATAAAACATGTATTTGTCTGCCAAAACTTTACCGCACGTAAAACATTTCACTGGAATAATCATTGTTCTTTGATTTATATAAGATAATATATATATAAATCAATTTTTCTAAATATTAATTTCTAAACCCTTGAAAAAAGTTTTAACATAATTATCCGCATTAAATGTTGCTCCCAAATCATTACCTGCAACGCATTTTTCTTCTTTATTCCCATCTTCATCCTCTTTACTATGAGTCCATACGCAACTATTTGACATATTACACGTTTCTGAATCTGACAAGGAATTGCATATTTTATGGCATTCGTATGGATTTTTTTTGCATGTTTCATCAAAGGCTTTCGCTCCATTTGTTTTGGGATCAAATAACAAACTTTCTGCGAACGGGTTTTCAAATGCCTCCATTGTTGCAACTTTCACTAAATGATGTTTGGTTTTATGAATATGTATATTATGAGTAATCATATAAATTGTTATTAAACAAAACACTAAAACCATTAATAATATTTGTAAAAAATAGGTTTCCATGAATGAGATGGTTCCCTTAAAGAAATTAACCATTATATATATCGTTACATATTAATCTCTATAGTTTTATATCCTTTGGTTGTTTTAACGCGACGATGTAAGGTTTCATTTTTTGTAAATTTATCGTGACAAGATTTACAAACCGCCATAAGATTTGCTTTATGATTTTTATGAAATGTACCAATAAACCCTCCTTCATTTGCCATTTTTTGAGGATTCATATGATGTATATCTTTTGACTTTTTTTGACAGATCTCACAATTTCCTTTTGTTTTTTTAGCATTATATGTTGTGGATTTTCTAGCTAAAACCACGTTGCTACTTGGATTATCGGAACATCTTAGCCTATTTGC